GAGGTGCAGATCGCGCCGGTAGAAGAATCTATTGTGGTGGAACTGCCAGATGGCGGTGTAGAGATTCAGATGTCTCCTGAGGTGTCACAACCTCAAGGCCACGATGAAAACCTCGCAGAATATCTAGATGAAGATGTTCTCAACTCCATTGCCACGGAACTCGTCACCTATTTCCAAGCGGACAAGGATTCCCGCAAAGAATGGGAAGACACCTACATCAAAGGGTTAGATCTCCTTGGTTTGAAGATTGAAGACCGAACACAGCCATGGGAAGGAGCCTGTGGTGTGTTTCATCCCATGCTCTCTGAGGCAGTGGTTCGATTCCAAGCCCAGTCCATCCAAGAGATTCTTCCGGCCAAAGGTCCAGTGATGACTAAGATCTTGGGGGAACAAACCCGAGATCGCATTCATCAGGCCGAAAGGGTTCAGGAATATCTGAACTATCTCATCACTGAGAAGATGACTGAATATCGGTCAGAGACCGAGAAGATGTTGTTCTCTTTGTGTTTGGCTGGATCGGCATTTCGTAAGGTCTATTACGATCCAAATCTAGGTAGACCCGCTTCGATCTTCGTTCCCGCAGAAGATTTTGTGGTGTCGTATGGCGCTTCTGACTTGGTGACCTGTGAACGGGCCACCCATGTCATGAAGAAAACTTCGAATGAAATCAGGAAGTTACAGGTTTCTGGATTCTATTTAGATGTAGAACTACCGCCTCCGGCCCCTGATACGAGCGATATTCAGAAGAAGTACGACCGTTTAAATGGCGAATCCAAAGCGAATTACGAACTGGATAGTCGTCACACCCTCCTTGAGATGGTGGTGGATTATGACATCCCCGGCTTTGAGGACACGAAGGATGGTGTTCCCACGGGTATTGCACTTCCTTACGTCATCACGGTTGATCGCTCTTCGCGCCAAATCCTTGCCATACGCCGCAATTGGTACGAGGACGATCCGCTCAAAAAGCGCCGTCAACATTTCGTGCATTACACCTATATCCCCGGACTCGGTTTCTACGGGTTTGGATTGGTTCATATGGTGGGAGGACTGGCCAAGTCTGCAACCAGCATCCTTCGCCAATTGGTCGATGCGGGAACCCTCTCCAATCTTCCCGGTGGATTGAAGACCCGAGGTCTTCGCATCAAGGGAGATGACACTCCCATCATGCCGGGAGAATTCCGCGACGTAGATATTCCTTCGGGAACCCTTCGCGACAACATCACCTTCCTTCCTTACAAGGAACCTTCGGGAACCTTGTATCAGTTGCTCAATAACATCATCGACGAAGGTCGCCGGTTTGCTTCACAGGCAGACATGAAGGTGGCCGACATGAACGCCGAAGCGCCGGTCGGTACCACGCTTGCGATTCTAGAGCGGTCGATGAAAGTGCTTTCTGCTGTGCAAGCGCGTTTACACGCTGCCATGAAGAAAGAACTCAAGCTTCTAGCCCAACTGGTCTATGACTATGGTCCAGAAGAATATCCGTATGACATTCCCGGCAAAGAACTGACCAAAGAAGATTTCGATGATCGCATCGATATCATTCCGGTTTCAGATCCCAATGCAGGAACCATGGCCCAGCGGATCATGAAATATCAAGCGGCATTGCAGTTATCGCAATCAGCCCCGCAGTTGTATGACATGCCAGTCCTGCATCGTCAGATGTTGGATGCCTTAGGTATTGCGGATGCTGATGAAGTCATCCCGCCTGAAGAGGAATTACCGCCGACTGATCCGGTCACCGAGAACATGAACATGTTGAACGGTAAACCGGCAAAAGCCTTTATTTATCAAGACCATCAGGCCCATATCGCTGTTCATATGTCCTTTGGTCAAGATCCCCGTTTACAGGGAATGCTCCAGCAAGCACCCGATGCAGCACAGATGTTGCAGGGAACTATGCAGGCGCATGTCGCGGAACACTTGGCGTTTGCCTATCGGCAACAAATTGAAAAGCAATTGGGAGTCAAACTGCCTCCCCCAGACGAACCGCTCCCAGAAGATATCGAATACCGCATTGCCCAATTGGTGGCTCCGGCTGCCGAACAAGTATTGGGACGCGCACAGGCCGAGGCTCAAATGCAGAAACAAATGCAAGAAGCCCAAGACCCTGTTCTTCAGATGGAAATGCAGAAGCTCCAGCTTCGCGCACAAGAAATCCAGCAACGCGCTCAGTCCGACATGGCGAAGGTCGAAGCCGACATGGAGAAAACCAAACTCCGGTTGGCGGCAGAGAAGGATCGCCAGAAGAGTCAGGAGCGTATCGAAGGAGCCAAGTTGGGCGTCCAGATCGCGGAAACCAATACGCGACAGGAACTGGAGTCCAAGAAGATTGCGTCGAAAGACAAAGTCGAAGGAGCCAAGCTGGGTGTTCAAATCGCAAAGGATCTATTGAATGCAGAACGCGACAACGAATCTGGACGAGGCACTTCGTAAATCTCTTCGTCAACAGATGAACGAAATGGCTGACCACGTTGCTGGTGGAGCCTGTACCGACTTCGCAGACTACAAACGCTGCTGTGGGATCATCCACGGTTTGGCTATCGCGGAGCGGGAACTACTTGATTTATGTAAGAATTTAGATAATGATTAAACGCAATTAGTTAATTCGCTGCGTTGTGCAGTGCGTCATGACTCCGGACATGCGTTTAAATCCGGTGCGAGGAAACAATGTCGGAAGAGAAAACCGCCAGTCAATTGCCTAAACCTACGGGTTACAAGCTACTCATTGCTCTCCCAAATCCTGAGGAGAAGACGGAAGGTGGAATCATTAAGGCTTCTCAAACACTTGAAGCTGAAGAGATTGGGAGCATCGTTGGTTTCGTCATCGCGATGGGACCGGATGCTTACAAGTCCACTGATCGTTTCCCTACTGGCCCTTACTGCAAAGAAGGGGACTGGATCATGATGCGTTCCTATTCGGGAACTCGCTTCAAGGTCCATGGGAAAGAGTTCCGTTTAATCAACGATGACTCAGTCGAAGCTGTCGTTGAAGACCCGCGAGGAGTGGCGAAGGTATGAGCGTAGAAGCTTCAGAAATGTCCCGTGAGGACAAATTCTTCGGGGTCACTGCCCCGTTGCAAATTCCTGAGAAGGAAGCCCAATCTGCTCCCGAAGAGGAAGTAGAGCTAGAAATCGTCGATGACCTTCCCAAGAAGCCTGTCAAACAGGAAGCGAAGGAAGAAGAAAACGATGAAGAACTTTCTGACTACAGTGAGAAAGTTCGCAAGAGAATCAATAAGTTAAAGTACGAACAGCATGAAGCCATGCGTCAGCGGGAAGCCGCTGAGAAGATGCGTGAAGAAGCCGTTCGCTTTGCCCAGCAACTTGCTGCCAAAAACCAACAGTACGAATCCCTGATCCAGCGCGGAGAAGGCGCACTCGTACAGCAAATCAAGTCCCGTGCTTCCATTGCTTTGGAACAAGCCAAAGCAAACTATAAGGAAGCCTATGAACAGGGTGATGCTGAAAAGATCATCTCTGCACAAGAAAAATTGTTAACCGCCCAGACGGAGCTTCGGGAGGCTGAAAAGTACGAGAAGACTCTTCAATCTCGGCCAAAGCCCCAGCTTGCACCCCAACCTCAACAGGTTGTGCAGCAGCAACAATATCAAGCCCCCAAGCCTAGTGATAAGGCATTGGAGTGGACCAAACGGAATCCTTGGTTCGGCCCCAAAGGCAACCGAGAGATGACCGCACTGGCGTATGCCGTTCATGAAACCCTCATTCGGGAAGAAGGTGTCAAGCCGGATACCGATGAGTATTATGAAAAGATCGACGCCGCAGTGCGTTCGCGATTCCCAGAACAGTTCGAAAAGGATGAGCTTCAGATTGAAGTGACTCCTTCGCGTACCCCTAAAACGGTGGTGGCTCCTTCCACACGGAACAACGGTGCCAGACCCCGCAAAATCCAGTTGACTGCCACACAAGTTTCTCTCGCAAAGCGACTTGGCTTAACCCCAGAGCAGTATGCCAAACAACTCATTAAGGAGAGTTCAAATGGCCGATGAGCGCAAAGTTCGTATTGACCGTGCATCTGAGTCTCGTCCCGATGATTCATGGATGCCGCAATCTGCTCTACCGGTACCAGAGCCGAAAGATGGCTGGGTATTTCGCTGGATTCGTACTTCTTCGTTAGGACGTTCGGATAACACCAACGTCTCACGCCAGTTCCGTGAGGGCTGGGAACCTGTCAAGGCAGAAGATCATCCTGAGTTGAAGATCATGTCTGACATCAATTCTCAGTTCAAAGGGAACGTGGAAGTGGGTGGTTTGCTGCTATGCAAAGCCCCGCTTGAGAGGATGAAGAAACGTGAAAAATACTTCCAAGATCTTTCGGATCGACAGATCGATGGAGTGGACCGCAATTATCTGCGGGAAAATGATCCTCGTATGCCGCTTCTGAATCCAGAACGGTCTACGCGCACCACTTTCGGAAGAGGTTAAACCCTTTATCTATCCATTCTTTAGAGGTATTTTCAAATGGCTTCAGGAACTGATGTGACGGCCCCTTATGGGCTGAAGCCGATCAACCTGATCGGTGGTCAGGTATTTGCGGGTTCCACCCGTATGTACCCGATTCAGTACGGCTATGCGACGGACATCTTCAACGGTGACTTCGTCAAGGTCGTGCGTGGTTCCGTAACTCGGGCGGCGATTGGTGCTACCACCTCGTCGAACGCAGTCACGGGTGTGTTTGTGGGATGTTCGTATACGGACCCTGTCTCCAAGAACAAGCGTTTCAGCCAGTACTGGCCTGCTTCGACCTT